CCGTGGCCAGGCGCCTGGCGACGGTCCAGCATTCATACGCACACACTGACAGGACTGGGCGACCGCAAGAATCGAGGATCGTCATCATGGTTGGACTCCTTACTCAGCTTATCGGCACCTGGCTGCCTGGGCTTTAGCGGATTCGCACGAAATGTGTCCGGTCTGCGCAGACCGCAGCTCGACCATCCTCATCGCTCCCATGCGTTTTTTTTGAGAAAGACTAAAGCCTCGCTCATGTTGTGTCGATATAATACTCACAGCAGGGCAGGATGAACCGCCTGCCACTACCCGGAGCGCACCATGACCGACGAGACCAAGAACGCCTACCATTGCTGGGACGATAGGGGCCTCCACCCCGCGGTGGTCATCGAGGCATCCGACACGGAGTCTGCCGCCGCGCAGTTCGGGGTGAGCATGGGCTACTCATCCCGGACCCGGGTGTGGGTCCAGGAATCCAGCGGCGAGCTGCACGTCCACTTCGTGGCGGAGTAGGCGGCGCCTTGGCGGGGCCGGAGCCAGGCCTCGCCACCTCCCATGCGTTTTTTTCTAGAAAAGACTAAAGCCTCGCTCATGTTGTGCCGATATAATACTTACAGGAGCACACCATGCCGACCATCTTCCGCGCCGCCCGCGACAACGACGTGACCCAAGGCACCTGCTTCGCGGCCGAGCTCTCATCGGCGGAAGCGTACCTCGACAACGGCGGCTTCGGTGGCCCGAACCTCTACTCCGTCACGCTGACGGACATGGGCACCGTGCTCCGGATCGGCGCGACGGTGCGCGAGGCGCTGGCAGCCCTGGAGGAGGTGCTCGGCGAGACCCCGAACGACCCCACCGGGATGGTAGCCGCGATCGTCGACCAAAGCCGGGTGCTCGAGGCGCTCGAGTCAGCCGGTGTGGACTGGGTGGTGTACGAGGATGACTACCCCGAGGACTGCGAGACGTGGCGGGTGGTGTCGACCCGTGCCATGTGGTCCGCCACCGACGCGATGGTCGAGCTGTAGGTCCCCGCCGAGCAGCCGACGGTCCTGGAGCAGCGGAGCCGGAGTCGCGGAGCCGGAGCGCCGAGCAGTCGGAGCTGCCGGCGGTCCTGGAGCAGCGGAGCCGGAGCCGGAGTCGCGGAGCCGGAGCTGCGGAGCCGGAGCGCCGAGCAGCCGACGGTCCTGGAGCAGCGGAGCCGGAGCCGGAGTCGCGGAGCCGGAGCGCCGAGCAGTCGGAGCTGCCGACGGTCCTGGAGCAGCGGAGCCGGAGCCGGAGTCGCGGAGCCGGAGCGCCGAGCAGCCGGAGTCGCGGAGCCGGAGCTGCGGAGCCGGAGCGCCGAGCAGCCGGAGTCGGAGCCGACGGTCCTAGTTCCGGCCGAGATGCCATACAGTTAGATTCCCAGATACCGCCTGGGATTCGCCCCGACGAACCCGCCGCTGATTAACATCGGCGCCGCCAGCTTATCGTCAAAATTACTGGCGCCGATCCGCAAACTCGGATACAATTTTCAAAAAAACCCAAAAAAACCCTAAAAACCTAGCTGTGACGAGCCTGCGTGAGCGATTCCTGCGGTTCGCGACATAAAAGCCGCAGCTCGGAGCCACTGCAAGAAGCATGCCAAGGCAGCCGATGTCACCCCCTGGCATCGCCTGCAAGAAGCATGCCAGGGAAAACGATGCCACCTCCTGGCCACCACGATCAGCTGCTGGCGCAGATCGTGAAAAGTGCGACCGTCGCCACGATCTGCGCCAGCAGCTGATCGTAGCAGCTTAGTGCTCCGAGAGTCCAATCCGGCTTGTCCTCGCCAAATTGATGGTCAGACGAATTCCTGAATTAAGACCTGGCTTATCGTCGATTGACCAACCGAACTGACCGCCATCACCCCAAACTTCCCTATGAGGAGTATATCAGCGTCTCTCTACCAGTTACTATATACCTATATATACTCTATATACTCTATATACCCTATAGTAATAGTTAGTATAGTATAGTATCTATATAGTCAGCAGGAGCCAGCAGACTGCATCCTAGCCTGACCAACCTCTCCAAGGAATTCTAGCCAACCACCGCCTGCTAGGTCAGCAGCAGCTGCCAGCGCTGATCGTTGAAAGGTTGAACTTTGTACCGATATTGGTCAGTTCCGGGCAGGAGGCGCCGCTCTAGACTGGCGTAGCCTCGCAGCTCGGCGGGGCGGGGCAACGCCGAGGCTGGGGAGGCCTATAGAGCGCCCTAGCATCGTCCAGGACGATGCAGAACTCGCAGGCGCCCCTACGGGGCAGACTCGGACGCAAACGCTTCCAGCGGCGCTGTAGAGCCCAGGGAAAGACGCTACGTCGTCTGGAGCGTCACCGCCTGGGGGCGTAGCCTCGCAGCTCGGACCGCGGTGCCTGGCGCTTGGCACATTGTTGTGGTATAACTCATACAGGAGATGAACCGCCATGACTACCTCTGCAGCCACGGACGCGGTGCGCGCATTCCATTCGATGGCGCTCGCGGTCCTCACGGATCGAGGCGAGGTCCCGACCGCGCGATCGATCGCCAGGGTGATCGGGATCTCCGAGTCCTACTATTCCTCTGCTCGCAGCGGCCGGGACCGGTTTGGCTCGCTCGAGTCCGTATCGGCATGGCTGGTTCGTTGGCGCAGTTCGGGACTCGGAGAGTACGACTTGGTCGTACACTCGGATCAGACTGCCGAAATAGTAGCGAGGCTGGCCGCGCCAGCAGACGATCGAGCGAGGCTGGCCGAGGCAGCAGACGATCGAGCGGAGCTCAAGCGAGCGCTCGGCCAATTCCGGCGACTGGCGCGCGCTTCGGCGCGCAGCCAAGGCGAGGCCGAAACGAATCAAGCCCTAGCCGATCGGCTAGGGTACAGCGTCGGGTACGTTGACAACCTCTTCGCTCCGCGGAACGCGGCAGGTACTATCAACTCTTTGCAGGAGTTGGTCTCCCGCTGGAACTTCCGGAGTTCAGTCCAATTCCACGTTGGCCTGACCAAATACGGACGGTTGAACGTCGCCAAAGACCCTATCGTCGACCAGAGCACTTGACAGCTGATTTGTACTCCGATAAAGTAACTATATCGGAGGACGAGATGGAAGAAGATGGGCTCCTCGGGCTGCTCCCGCTCCCAGTACGGACGCTGCTCGTCGACAACGACCGAGCGGAGCTGGCCTATCAGCTAGGACTATGCGACTGCTGCCTTCACCCGGTCGCAGAATGCGACTGCGAATGGGAGATTAGCATGGAGCTCACGGCACAATGGCAGGCCGAGAGCCAGGAAGAAGATGGATTCCCCGGCGAGCTGCACGTCCACTTCGTGGCGGCAGATTAGCATGGAGCTCACGGCACAATGGCAGGCCGAGAGCCAGGAAGAAGATGGATTCCCCGGCGAGCTGCACGTCCACTTCGTGGCGGCAGATTAGCATGGAGCTCACGGCACAATGGCAGGCCGAGAGCCAGGAAGAAGATGGGTTCCCCAAGCTCTAATTCCGGAGTAATCATGCGATACATCATCGAAGATGAATACGAGCAGGACGAGATCCCGACCGAGCGCTATTCGGATGACTGCCTGATCGAGATCGAGAACGAATTCTATCAGACGACGGAGTCGGCGCCCGGATCCTACAGCGCCAGGCCTAATCCGATCTCCGATCTGCGCTGGTCTTTACGCTGGGTCGAAGACTCGATGGCCTGGGCCCTAGAGCTGATCCTCGGACTGGCCAGGAGGCTCGGAAGGCGCCCGTGGCCCCTTCCCGAGATCCGCAGAAAGTACAGGCCATGACCAGCGCAGATCGGAGCCGGGCTAGCCGCGACGCAGTCCGAGGCGCAGCCTCGCTTCCATTCGATTTTCGAGAAAAGACTAAAGCGCTCAAGACGTTGTGCCGATACAACTCACATAGGAGTCAACCAAGTGTCCAAGTTCACGACCATCGACGATCTGCTGAACATCTTGACCGCGCAGAGGATCAAGCTCGGGACCGGAAACGTAGCCGTAATGCTCCAGATCGAGAGCGACGAGATCGCTGCTCTTACTGGCTTCGATCTCCGGGATCTCCAGTCTGGCGCCCTGGCGTATGAATCTAAGATCCTGGTTCTCTCCGCCGACGGGGTCATCTAATGATGCGCCAGGCCAACGTCATCGACTATCTCGCAGCACACGGACCCACCGCACCGGCGGCGCTCGGCCGGGCCCTCGCCCCCGACGCGATCAACCCGAACCGGGCCGGTCAGAGCATCCTCGCGCGTCTCTCTCGGGACGGACTAGTCGCAGGCCACGGTAGGATGGCCGAGCGCCGGTACGAACTCACACCGCAGGGTCTCGCGCTCGCGCGACAGACGAGGCAGGACACTCGCCAGGCACAAGACGGCGCAGCCTCCGCAGATCGGGACGCGCACACCGCTCGGATCCTGGCCAAGATCACTCACCTCCAGAGCCACCCAGCGGTGTGTGCCGCTACCCGTACCTGGCTGTCCGGGCGCAAGCCAAACCCGTACGAGATGCTAGAGTTCGTGGTTGAGGCAGGGATCGCAGCACTTACGGGAGTCGTCTAATGTGTGCCGTACGCAGGATCATCGCAGCATTCGCGCTCCTAGTACACCCTACGAACTGGGCCCGAGAGAACGCTACAGAGGAGGACCAGGTTGAGGCTTTCGCGGCATTTACCCTCGGGGTCTTCGCCACCGCGATGGCGTCGGTAACGCTCGTGCATCTCTGGTGACCACACGCGTCGGAGGCGCGGCGACCGGCCCGCAGCGTGGAACTCATGGGTAAGCGCGAGCGCGAGGCAACGCCCGTGGATTTTGCCGCGCTCCTGGTTCAGATGGCGTTGGCCTCGCGACAATCCTGACATGGAGACGCAGATCGAAGGCGCCTAGGGCTTCCCGTGGCGCCCCCCGAGCTACCAGTCGGAATCGGAATCCGAATCCGGTCCCGAATCCGGATCCGGATTCGGGACTACGTCCGAAGCATCCGCGGAAGGATGGCTAGGAGTCCACCAGTAGCCTCGGATCCCTCCTCTGGTCTCCCGGTGGCTAGTCCAGCCGAGCAAGCGCAGAACGGCGGTGACGCGCATCTCGTCATGTCTAGACCAGGTACCTTTGTCCTTGCCTATCGATACCAGCACCATGGCGCTGGTAACGGCGCGGCGACCTTTGACGTACTCCGCAACGTGCGATTCCCACGGGTCGGCAGCTCTGTGTTCGTCGGCGGATTCCTGCTGGATATTGCGGTCAGCCTCCGACAGCCACCATGATTCGCCAGCCAGGTACCTGACTACAGCTTCAGCGAAGAGCTGGTCTCTCGCTTTAATCAGTTCGTCTGGATGCATCGGCTTGACGATCTTGCGGGCCCACCACCGCCGATCGGCGGTCTCCATGAATCTCTCGGTATTGGTCGTACCAATGAACACACACGATCTTGGGAATGATATGCTACACCTTCCGTAAGGAGGCCTGTAAGTGTCTACCGGCGTTGTGATGTAGTTCTTGACTGCTTCGATGTCCCTGGCGCTCCGGATGGCGCTCATCTCACCCATTTCTTGGAACCAGATCCCGGCCAGCTGCAACAAGGCATCCTTGTTGCCGATCGGGGGAGGAGTTTCAGAATGCCACTTGCCACCAAGTATTCTGACAATCCTGGTTTTCCCGGCCCCTCCCCTAGGCTCTGCAAAGACTAGGACAGAGTCAACATGGCTTCCCGGGTTCATTCCCCTGGCTACAGCGCCGATCAGGAACTTAGAGCCTAGCTTTCGGCTGATCTCATCATCTTCGCATCCAGCGTAATCGACCAGCCACCGGTCTAGCCTTGCTTCTCCATCCCAGACTAGTCCTGTCAGGTACTCGGACAACGAAGAGTATTGGTGCCTATCCCCTACGGTCCTGACCGATTCGTACATGACTCCTACGGTAGCTGCGCACCCGTAGGCACGGTTTACCCAGGCTACCAGCTCGGCGACGGTCGAGTCCGTAGCTTGGATTTCGTCGATCTTAAGCTTGCGCTCGAACGTGTCGCTCTTGATGCGTCCGACCCAGCGACGATCTCGGTCTAGGATCTCGAGCATGTTCGGCAGATGGGGTAGAACGAACTCTGATCCGTCATTGCTACGCCGGATCGACAGGAACGGGAGCACGTTCGGGTCTGGCTCGGTCTCCTTCAGTGCTCCAGTATGGGTACTAGCCAGCGCTAGCGCTGTAGTACGGGTCGCCTTGGCTGCGCGCCGAAGCGCTGCTCGGTGCGTGTGTGGAGCCTGGAGTAGCAGGCTCTCAACCCGTCCGCCTAGACGGCCAGGCGCGCCGATCAGCTGGAGCACGGCCAGCGAGGCGAAGGCATCCGCGTAGTCGCCTGTCGTCACTGCCTGTTCCAGGATGGCTACAGGATCCGATGGCTCGCTGGCATCAGCTGGCCGATTTGGAGCTTCTCCCCATAGCGGCCGATCCGGAGGCAGGCCTATTGGCTGCTGCGCGCCATACCGGAATGCGTCGACCGACGCACGATCGGCATCGCTGCTGTCTCCGGCAGCAGCGGCCAATAAGAGCCGGTATGGCTCGGGCTCGAGCCCGTACATCGCGCAGAGACCAGCGGCGTATCGGGACGCAGCCAATAGGGCTTCATGCCTCGATTCTGAATTTGAGATCTCCGTCGCTTTTGCGCGGATCATCCCGTCGACTCTGACGTGAGCAAAAGCGTCGAGAATCGGGCCCGCCGCAAGATCTGGCGCCTCCCAGATCGATGGCTGTTTTAGGTTGTCCGCCGATGGCGCGAGCTTTTCGAGGGTTCGCCAGTCTAGCAGGGCCCCTTCACCAACTAGCGCGAGCCAAGGCTGATCTGCGTCCCTAAGCGCAGGGAGGAAGTAGAGCTCCGAGACCGAATCGACAGCGCTGTCGATCGTCGTACCTTGATCCAGTGCCGTAATTCGCGCGCCGTGCCATACGCGCGCCCAGCGATCAGCTGGGCACGGGTCTGTGAAGGGTACAATCAGCCTGGCACGCGCGATAGCCTTCCCGCGCTTCTCGCGCATGTGCGACCAAGTCGTATGGACTAGACGAGTCGAGCCCGTGAACAGGCGAAAGAGCAGCTCGGGATCAGTGCCATCGTCTACATCCATCGCCAGCATGGAGATCGCTGCCACGCCAGCGTTGGCTCTGGTCGCATTTCGCTTGTACACGGCAGGGGACCATGCCTGCCTGCGTCTGGCATCCTCGATGACCGGAGGATTGATTGGAGCCAGCAGTTCGACCAGCCTTGGCCAGGTTACCAGCTCCTCTTCTGGGATCGTCGCGTACTGCGAGGCGAACAGGCTGATTTTGAACACCGACTCATCGGCTGTTGCCACCCCGAACCCCATGCCTTCGTCGCTGGAAATTGGGCATTCGCAGCCGGGTACACCGCGTCCATGGGCAAAGTTATCGCAGCTCATGCGCGCACGGTCCAGAGATTGAGCGACTTAGATGCTCTAGTCACGGCCGTATAGAGCCAAGCTCGCGCATCCCTGAAACTGGATTCATCCCGCTTACAACGCCAGTTGTCGAACGATGTCCAAACTACCCCGACTTCGTCTGCCTCCGAGCCTTGCGAGGCATGGCACGTGAGAGTGTAGCCGTACTGCGCGTTGACGTAGTCGTCGGTCATCTCCCACTGGTTTGTTACCGTGTGCTTCGATCTGTGGTAGGCGTCTTTGTCGACGTTGTCGAGCAACTCGAGGTTGATGGCAAAGTGCCTAGGGATCCCGTCATATACGGTCTCGACTCTGGCAATCCTAGGGTCGATGGCTGATGTCTCGATTGCCGTCACGACGTGAACCTCCCCGTTGAGGACTTCAGCGTCCCGATTGTTGCTCCTGATCAGGAGGCGGTCTCCGACGCAAAGCCGGGCACCACGATCTAGCGCCAGCCTGATCATCTTGTTGAGCTCGAGGCGATTGCTGTTCGTGTGGACGATCAGCATCCTGGCCGGAGCGGAACTCCGCCATTCCGCAGCGGTACGGAAATTCGAATTGGTGGCCGTCACACCGTCGAACTCGCCAGAGTTGGCCCGGTCGATCGCATCAAAGAGCCGATCCGCAGTGTTCGACATACGGATCGCAGTCGAAAAATCGAGGATTCCAGTTCGCTCTGTACGCCAGACTTTGTCGAGCATGATGTCCGGATTAGCTAGGTCTACCCCTGGCTTGCCGTTGACCGGCGGGAGTTGTGCAGGGTCTCCAACCCACAAGATCCGGAGCTCGGTCATCAGCACTTGTCCGAGCTCGGCGACTCGGTTCCTTACGGCCGAGGCCATGGCCTCGTCGATCATGCTCGCCTCGTCGACAACGAGTGTCATTCCTGGCTCTAGCAAGATCTCCTTGGCGGGCCATAGTAGAGACAGCTTGCAGTCAGTACACTTGGCGCATGGGGTTGGCTGACCCATGGCATCCGGGCAAAGCTCTCCTGTATCAGGGCGCGTCCACCGCTGCGTAGGGATTCCATAGACCGCCGAATGGACCGTGTTCGCAGGACGGCCGGTAACCTGAGACAACCTCCGAGCTGCCTTCCCGGTCGGAGCGATCAGGTAGGAACGCTCCAACTGCCGGACTAGGGTGGTCTTTCCTGACCCTGCTACCCCGGAGAGGACTACCTCTTGCTTGCGCTGGAGCGCAGTACGGAGCGCATCGATCGGCTCAACCTGGTTCAGCGCTACAGTCATGTGCTCTTCTCCGGGTGCGCGCAGCGCCAACCCCAAGCGAATCGTGCGATCAGGAATGCCTCAGCTAGATCGTGGCTCACTTGCGCCGTATGGGTAGGTAGCCACGGGGGTGGGCATTCTTCCTTATCCGCGAATTCCCGCAGATACGGCATGGCTGCATGCACCGCTAGCTTTTTGGCCGGATCTCGCTTGATGCGTCCGGCCCGCAGAACCTTGGCTCGCCAGGTAGAAGCTAGCGGTCTAAGCATGATTACGTCGATCGGCAGCGTCGCGAGCAATCGCCCGATCCATTCGCTCAACTTGAGCGCCGACGCTGGCGACAGCTGCACATACGGCTGTTCGACCGCGACGACATCTCCAGGCCTGACGATCTCCAGAATCGGCGGAGTCGGAGAACGTCGCCATGTCTGTACGTCGATCACCGAACACTCATGGTCCACGACCACAGCAGCGCCGGTCATCCCAGGATCGATACCCACACATCTCATTCCGTCTCCCCGGGGATGACTACATTAGGAATCGAAACAGGGCAATGCCAGTGTCTGTGAGCCTTTCGCTGCGGCGCCGATGCGCTGGCCATAGTCCGGAGGATCTCGATCAAGTCCGATGCCGTGCCTGCCAGCACCTCCGGCTGTGCCGCGACCCAGCGCACCGCGCGCCGGTGGCGCTCATCCGGCAGGTAGCGGGCGACCCAGGCGAGCTTGCCTAGCAGCTCGATCTGTTTCGCGGAGGCTGGCTTGTATCGCCAGCCTCCGCCTTCGAACTGGCCAGGAGGATCGGCCAGTCCTGCGCCACGGAACGCACCGAGAACGTCGGTGATCCACCCGGAGATGACTGAGACAGCCTTAGGCTTAGGCAACTGCGAGACAGCTTCTAGCCCTTCGAGCTCCGGGATCGACCACGCCACCTCCTCGGATTCCTCCGCCTCGCGCTGTAGCGAGTCCTCTAGCACTGCCGCGTGAACCAACCCGAGCTCTCCCAGTAGATCGTGGGGGTCGTACAGGACCGCTTCACGCTTCCCTGGCGCTGCCCGGAGGACTCGACCAACCTCCTGAACCAAACGGAGCGGAGAAGAGACTGGGCGCCGCATGGCGAGCCAGCGAAGCCACGGCAGGTCTACCCCTTCGCAGAGCAGTTGCACGTGCACTAGACACTTGATCTTGCCTGCCTTGAGCAGTCGGATCCGGCGCTCGCGTTCATCGGGAGAGCAGCGTTGATGAATCGCTAGCGCTACAGACGGGCCAAGTCTAGCCGCGAACGTCTCCGCATCTTTGATCGAGATCGCCGAAACGATTCCAGGACCATCTGCGTCTTTGACCCATTGCTCCACGAGGTCGTCGGTCTCTGGATCCCCGGAGCCATCCCAGCGCACCGCGCGCCATGGTACCAGGACCCCGTCCCGAACTGCCTGGCCACTAGAGTAGCTGTAGACGATCTCATCCCAGGTCTGAAGGCCTCGGTTGTCGCCACGGAACGGCGTAGCAGTCAGCCCACAAGCCACTTTGCGAGGGATCTTTGAACTGGCGCTCCGGAGCCCATCGCCTTCGATCCGGTGTGCCTCGTCCGCGACCCAGCATGCCCATTGCTCCCGCTGCTCGGCAAGCAGCTTGTCCAGGCTCGCGTTGCAGGAGACTACGATTCGCTTCCCTGGCTGCCAAGCGTGCTGAAAGCAACGACCAACCTCCCCGGGTAGCCTCTGGCTGATCGTGCTCCCGAGCTGCGTCACGAGCGCTTGTGTTGGGGTAGTGACTAAAACTCTCCCCTTAGCCCTGGCGCAGAGCTCCGCAATCCATATTGATTTTCCGGCTCCGGTGCAGGCATGGACTAGAGGCGACTTCTTTCCGGCACGGAAAGCCAGAATGACCGCGTCCAATGCCTCCGGTTGCCAAGATCTGGGAGTGTTCCCTAGCCATTCTGTGTTTACCATGTGAGCTCGCGGTTTCCGGCGGTTGTGACGTAGCGGACTTCGAACTTCGCTCCCGGCTCCAGGCGAGCCATCCCGGCAGGACCGTAGATTTGCTTTCCACTTCCGTCGATTACGACTCGACCGGCTGAATTAACTACCCTGAACCTGATCTCCGGCCCGGCTACTATCACGTCGCTGTCGCCACGGATCATCCCAGATTCGAACAAGTACCCTCGGTGTAGCGAGCCATCAGAGCGCAGAACGCTGGCTGGTCTCCCGTGGGACGGACTCGAACTGATCGAGATCTCCGGCCCGCGCTGGCCCGAGGGCTTAGGCCGATCCATCTCTGCGCCGGCAAGTGTGTTCGATCAAGTGCTTAGATGCGGACTCGCGCCATGATTCAATCTCTGTTTCTAGCTCTTCGATCCTGGCCCTCAGCTCGGCTACGAGGCGAGCTGCGAGGTCGCTGGGAGAATCCGAATCGAATTCCGTACTCGATTGCGGTTGGGTGCCCGCGGACACGTCGTGAGGCACCGTGGATGCCTTCCTAGCGTTCACGCTGACTCTAATCGTAGCGGCTACGAGCCGAGCTACGAGGTCGCTGGGAGAATCCGAATCGAATTCCGTACTCGATTGCGGTTGGGTGCCCGCGGACACGTCGTGAGGCATTGTAGATGCCGTCCTGGCGTTCACGCTGACTCTAATTGTAGGCAGGGGCCGATCTCCAGAAACGCGATCCCGTAGCCCTCCTTCGTCGGCACTACGTCATCCACGATCCCGAGGATGTGTCCTAGATGGTCGTTCTCGCATCTCCAAAGATCGCCATGATTCGCTACTACGTGTTCTCCTGAAATGGAGCTCCCGACCGTAACGTTGCCTCCACACTTCGGGCAGTCTTCGGGCCATTCGATGAATCGCAAGGTTCCTCCTATGTACGGGCGCACGGGTGGGTTTCCGGTCATCCTGGCTCCAATTGCGACTCTAGAGAATAGACAATCTCGTTTAGGGAGATGTCTAAAAAGTCAGACAGGCACAATAATCTCTCCCAGGTGATCCCTTGCAGCTCTCCCGATTCCCATCTGGCGAGAGTCCTTATTGAAACGCCAATTTCCTTAGCCGCTTTCGTCCGGCTGACTCGCTTACGGGCCCTGGTAGCCCTCAGCTCATCTGCAACGTTCACTGGTTCCTCCAGATCCGCCATGGCGATGTAACCGATGACTCAAAATATGCCATCGGTTATATCATGTAATCATCGGGTGGCCGATTCGTGGGCCCCATGTCACATGTAGGGTGTAGGGAGAACAAAATGGCGATTAGCGAATTCATGAAGAATAAAACCAGAGAATCCGCGGTGACCGTGCTCGGCCGTTCGGAACGTGAGCCAGTCAGGGTCCATGGCTTCGTGGTGGAGCGAGTAGGGGGCATCGTCCACGTAGCCGGTATTCCGTGCATCACTTACCGCGCAGCGCTGGAAGAAATCCAGCGCAGGATGGTGGCATCATGAGCACCGAAACCGACGCCTACCGCTGGGCTGCCGAAGTGTGTGCTGCGCTCCGTTGCGGGAGAATCCTCCCTAGAGCCGGGTTCGAGGCATCGCTCAAACTATTCGAGCTCGGATTCAGACGGCCTGCGCTCGCAATTTGCGATGCGGCAGAGCACCGAGCAGCGGTGCTGCGAGCTCGCGGGTTCGTCCACGCTGCGCGTGCAGCGTGACTTACTTTCTCGTAGCTTACATATCGCTAATACTCATCGCCTCCGGAGTAGGTCTAGTCATGTGGCCAGCACCAGTCAGAACGTATTTCCCGCCGGAGCCGTTCAATTGCCGAAAGGTAGTCGGAGCGCTCGCCGAGAAAGCGGAACAGTCAGGGTATGCTGCCTACGTCGACAACCATCGGCGACTGGTTATCACTCACTGCCCAGACCTCATCGATCCCTGGTGTACAGAGCACCAGGCTCATCGCGCCTACCATCCTACGCTGGTCGAAGCTGCTGACTACCTCGAGCGCAGGTTGTCAGCCGAGCATCCGTCGCCTCGCTCGATTCAGTCTCGCCTTCGCCGCTAAGCCACTATCAAGGCCATTCGGGGTCCGAACCCCCGGATGGCCCCCTCCACTCTCAGAGGCATCTATGGCTCGAGACCCTGCCTTGCTGCTACTGATCTGCGCCACCGTGATGGCTGGCGTCTTTCCGCCCTGGGAGGATACATGAGCCAGCGCAAGGACGAGACCCGGGACGCGTTCCTCGCGCGCGAGGCGGCGTACCGCGCGACCCCCGAGCGCGTCGCGTACATGGCGGCGTACCGCGCGAACCCCGAGAATCGCGAACGCGAGGCGGCGTACCGTCGCGAGCACGACCACGGGTTCCAGCGTACGCCCGAGTTCCGCGCGTATCGGATCGCCGTCAAAACGGGCGACCTAACCGACTCGTTAAGGCAGCTGCAGCACGCTGCAGGGTACGCGCTAGGTACCTGCGCGCTGTGTCCTGCGCCTGACTGCTTTTTTGACCATTGCCCCACCACGGGGATCCTTCGCGGTCTGGTGTGCAATGTGTGCAATACCCGCCTCGGAGTCCTCGAACGCACGGGCATCGGGTACCCCAACGGGTGGACCGATCGCGCAGCGGCCTACCTGGCGAATCCCCCGCTGGCTGGCGTCTTTCCGCCCTGGGAGGATACATGAGCCAGCGCAAGGAGTCTGGTTTCTCTCCGAGCGTACTGCAGGCAGAGCAGTCCTGATCTGCGAATGCTTCGAGGACAGCCCTTGATTCAGAGTAATCAGAAAGCAACTTTACATTCTAACAAACCAAGGGTAAGATCTCTCTACTGGCTCTGGACAGGAAAGAGTCGAGCGCCAGATGGCCCGTATAGGCTCGAAGAACTGATCGAAGTAGCACGTGCCCAACAGGAGTCAGAACGATGAGTCGCGCAGATCCGGACGTGATGTCCTTCTTTATGGGTGGCGGATCGCCAACCGCAAAATTCGAAACCGTAGGAACGATGATCAAAGGCTTGGTGCTCTCCGAAGAACTCGTTCAGTGTACCGATCCGGAGACCCAGAAGCCGGAGGTATGGGACAACGGACAGCCTAAGATGCAGGTGATCCTGACTCTCCAGACGGAACTCTCCGATCCCGAAATCGAGGAAGATGATGGCAAGCGTCGAGTCTTCGCGAAGAGCTACATGAAGACTGCGATTCGGGAGGCTGTGAAGGCCAGCAAGTACAAGGGTCGCTCACTGGTTGGGGGAGAATTGGCTATCAAGTATTCGGCCAACGGGAAAAAGAGCAAGCCCGCGTTCTCTCCTCCGAAGCTGTATGAGGCGAAGTTCGTTCCGCCATCCATCATGGATGAGGTGGCGAAAGATCCGGAGAGCGACTGGTAACCGTGAAGCCTAAGTAAGGAACCAGCATAAATGTCAAAGAAGATCTCCGCTCCGATCCCTGCTGACGATCAACTCGCTCTAGTACATTCGACGTTGGACTCTCTCGGGGTCGAGTGTGGAGATCTCGCGCTGCGACTCGCCTTCCTTCGGGGGGCGGCGCTCGGGTTCCGGGCGCCGCCCCCCGAAGTGGGGATGGCGACCGGGGTTGCGCAGGAGCCAGCGCCCGCCACCCCTGCCACAGATCCGGGATCTGGTTCCAAGAAATGGGTCCCACACCCCGAGCCTGCTTCCGTGAAGATCAAGCTCGAACCTGGAATGACAGCCGAGCAGATTTTGGAATCCAGCGAAGGGACGCTAGATCCAGGCGAAGCCGCCGCGCTGGCGCAGGTCGTAGCAGCTGTCACCGCGCTGCCCAACCACAATCCGAGTTGGAAGATCGAGTCTAACCGCAAGGGGTTTTTCGGCCTACTCTCGGACATGCATATTGCAGATTCATACTATACAATTGCCTCCTTCTGCGAGGCACACAACATGAAGCGACCCTCACAGATGGGCGAAGACGAACGGCTGGGATTCCTGAACCGGCTGCGGAAGCCGGAGAACCGATTCAGGTTTGACGAATGGTGTGCAAAGCATGGTGATGCGGTGCCTCAGTGACCCGGGACGTGCTCGACTCTCTCCGGATCCCCCTGTCGGCACTACCCGGGTTCGATGCGGTGGGTCTGCGGATGTGGCTCCCAGACACCCGAGCATCTGTGATCTGCCTCGAGGACTACGGTGACGATCGCTGGACAGTCACGCTCGCAGATGCATCCACCGCAGACCGCGTCGCGCGCTGGGTCGCAGACAGAGTAGGCATGGAGATCGGTGCCACGGCCCCGTCCTGGCAATCGCCACCGCGAGAATCGGAGGACGTGGTAGTCTGGACGCTGCTAGGCAGCACGGCCGATCCGCATCATCGGCGATTCTGGCTGCAGGGCTTCGGCGTGGCGCGGGTCCCCGCGCTCGCCGGGCTCGACTATACGGACGATCGACGCCTGCCGGATGGCTCCCGGTACGTCGATCGGCTCGCGCTGGCTCGGGTCGCGGTCCACGTTGGAGGGCTGTCGTGACACTGACCCCGCTCACACGGGCCGCAGCTCGAGCATGGATACGCGACGTCCACAGGCGCCTATCGCCCCCGTTAGGGGACGTAATTCGGGTGGGTCTCCAGATAGACGGTGTGCTGGTTGGGGTAGCCATGGCTGGGAGACCTGTAGCGAGGATGCTCGACAACGGGCTGACTCTCGAGGTTACACGAGTGGCGACTACGGGCCAGCGCAACGCTTGCTCGATGCTGTACGGGGCTATCCGTCGCGCAGCGACTGCCCTCGGATACACCAGGCTGGTGACATACACGCTCGAGCATGAGCCCGGGTCGTCGCTCCGGGCCGCTGGTTGGGTCCAAACCGGGACCACCGGGACGGGCGAATGGTCTAGACCATCGCGAGCGAGGCGCCCGGCAGAGCAACCAGCGCCCAAACGGCGGTGGACGATGGACCTGGCATGAGCGATCATCTCGCAGATGCACCCCCACACACACGGAGCACCCATGCGACCCCGTACGGACGATCGACTCGCGCTGGCTCGGGTCGCGGTCCACGTTGGAGGGCTGTCGTGACACGCGATCATCTCGCAGACGATCTCCGGGCGCTCCAGGCAGCCGGTCGGATCCGACATTGGTGGCTGCCGGGAATGCTCGCCGTCCGTACTGGGAGCGGGAGCCGTTGGCGGGCCGTCGACGGGACCCAAGAGCGGCCAGGGACCGGCTACCAGATTGCAATCTCCGATCCCGCCACCGTAGGTTGTCTCATGGCACTCCTGCGGGAGGCGGTGGCCCCATGGAGCGAGCTGCCTGGGGCCCGGACGGATGCAGACGTTCACGGCTGGCTCTGCTGGGTGCAGACCGGCCCGTTCGCGAGTGACGCGTGCCGGGCTGCGACAGAAGGTGAAGCTATCGCCGTAGCGATCCACGCTGTTCGGGAGGGATCGTAATGTGGGCAGGAAACATTCACTCCGACATAGGACTAGATGAAATGGACAGAGATCTATCAGCCGGAGATCCGCCGACCTTGGCCGAATCGAGCCTGGTCCAGGCTTACAGGTTCGGGCACATCACGAAGGATGTATTGATGCAAAAGCTGGGCCCAAGGTGGCCTATCGTAGCGATGCATAAAGGTATCATGGCGTCCAAGCCTGATCTCTCGATGTTTTTTACACGAGATCTCGAAGACGAGCTCAAGCGGAGGAATGGATGAAAAGGGATTTGCACGACGAGATCGCACACTGGATGCTCGCGGTCAACCGCCCGATCTCCGCGCTCGAGATCTCACAGGCTATCAACGCCGAACGGGTGACCGTGATCCGAGCGCTCAACAGGCTCGAAGTCCTTGGCCGAGTCAGGCAAAGCGGAACCTCCGAGCAGGTAAACTCGATCGGAAGAAGGACCAGGCCATGCAGACTTTGGATCGTCGCATGATCAAGCAGCTAATCCTAGACCTGGCCAAGCAGTACTGTGTAGAACCTGCCGCTGCAAGTGCTGTCCTCTCGGTAGAAGCCTCTGGAGGAAGGGGCCTGTCCGACGGACGGCCTGTAATCAGGCTCGAGGTACACAAGTTCTGGGCATCTTGCAGCCACGGGCTGCGAGGGATGGTGGACGAAGTCTTCCGGGTCCGGGGCCCGAGGCCATGGGAAGGACATGAGGTCAAGCTTGCGGGAGGCTGGACATCCATGCATAGGCCTGGGGAGAAAGGCCAATATTCAGAATGGCTGGCCTTCGATCTGGCGCGCGAAATTGACGATTCTTCCGCGATCGAGTCAACGTCGGTCGGATGCGCGCAGATCCTTGGAATTCACTGGGCGCTACTCGGCTACGAGAGCCCGGCCGCGTTCCTGCTCGCGCAGTTCAGCGAGGAAAACCAGCTAATGGACTTCTTCAGATTCATGGAATCGCAAGGTCTGCTCCAGACCCTGAGGGAGCGCGACTGGGAATCGTTCGCTAGGATCTACAACGGTCCGGGTAATGTTGAGATGTATGCCAACAGGCTTAGTGCAGCCCATGCTGGTGAGGAGAAGTCGTGAGCGCCATTGAACGCAGGGTCGCGCCAGATCGATACATGCTCGACGGGGTCGAGACAATCGACAAGATCCGTCGAGAGCTCCGAGAGATGGCAGGCAGAGATCTGGGAGATTGCATGTTCATCGGATTCTGCATCGGCAACGTCCGCAAGTACGGAGACCGTGTAGCTACCGGGGGACCTAACGAGACCCGGGACCGCGAGAAGCGAGCGTTTTACGAGCAGCTGGCGCAGCACGTAATGGGGAACGGCACTGACCCCCGCTCGGATCGGCCAGGGTTCGTCGACCCGTTCGACGCTGATCCCAGTGTCGGTGCTATGTGGTGAACGCTGGATTCGCGTTGTAGTACATTCTTACCGCGTTCTGCGGGTACGGCTCGCCAGGCTTCGGGGCCCCTTCCCGAGATCCGTCAGAATCGACAGGACCCTTAATCCATAGTCTGCCGTCGCATCCAGCTTGCGACGGCTTGAGCGTAGGCCGCTGCCCGTAGCCGGCTCCTGGCGGATTGCACCAACTCACGTCGGAGTCTTCGCCGGGCTGCCTGCGGTACGGAGCGCGCCCGTTTCTACCGCAGTCCACTACGTACCTGGCTTCCGGGTAAGTCTCGATGAGAATCTTGGCATAAGCGTGTTCGTCCGAACCCTTTTCGAACTGCGAGACGTTCAGGGCAAAGCCTCGCGCGCGACGGATCCCAGCGGATTCTAGCCGCTGGATCATGGCTTCAGCCGGAATCCAGCGGCTGTTCCCAGCTACGATGTAGCATAGGCCTCCGGCCGTGGTGCTCTTGTCCACAGCGTACCCGATGCACCGGTATCGCTCTGCCTGCTTGTCTGCCGCCATGCCGGCAATCATGGGCAGTGCATCCGGCTCGACTACGACTAGGCATGTCCGACCCTTGATGCCTGCAGCGAATTGGTCTACCCAGATCTTGTACGCATTCTCGCTGATCGCACCGCCAGCGCTGTAGTTGCCCAGGTCCCTCAATGGGACGTTGTAGAGCGTGAATACGACCAGCTTCCCAGCGGCAGAAGTCAGAACCTTGTCTACCTCGGCCGTCATCTTTGACGACCATGGATACCAGTCACCCACCCACTGCGAGGTAGGCACGTCGCCAAGTGTGTCCATGATTGCGGCCCGAGCCGGGTTCGATGCGCGCCACTTCGTGGCTTCTTTCCTGGCCGAAGTGTCAGGGTTGACCCACAATTCCATGGCTTTCAGGTCGATCACGAAATCCCCCAATATGCCAAGATCCTACTGGTCTCGTAGTACGGGTCACCAAGGCGTACCTTGGCGTAGCGATGCGGCATTCCATAAATTGCAGCATACTCGAGCTCGAACCCGCCACCATCCCATACTCGCTGTTTGGCCGTAGTCTTAGAGCCTTCAATGGTGTCACGGTTTGGCGCCAGTCCGTTCAGCGACTGCAGCCGCAGGTAGTACTCCAGCGTCCCTGTTGCGTCGAGCAGCCCGGCTGATGGGTTGGCGTAGTTCGGGTCTTTGGTCCCGTACGCGATCCTGAGCCTGGCTGGGGCCACCAGCTGGCCTTCGTCCACCATTTCTTCAGATATTCCGTGTCCGGCTACTGCGTATCCGTCGAATAGCGCAGGGGAAAAGGCCATCATGTGGTGAGTCATCTTCGCGCCGCTAGAGAATCCGCATAGGTACGAAGTGTCTCCAGACATCTCAACCGCGCGAAGCTCGGTGATGAACCCCTCGTCCAAGTGCACGTCCACTCCGTAGTCTTCGTCACCGAGGGCTACCCAGTTGGTACCATGTCTCTCGCATTCGGAGGTAGGGCAAACGATCTTGAGTCCCTGATCGGCATGCCGTTTCCAGTGCCTCGTCCACCAATCGACTCCGTTTGAACCTCCGCCGTGGCATGAGATTACCAGCGGAAGTGATTCCCCTCCTTCATCCGGTTCGTGGACTACGTAGGAACGAGCGACATTGTCGACAGTGATCACCCGCGTCTCTGTCACTTATCCCCCAACGCCTCGCTGATCGGCGCAGCGACGTAGTCGACTAATTCATAAGCCAGGATCGAAACTACGAAGAAGATCAGAACTACCAACAATGGTTTTCCAGATTCCGTCAATGGCAGGCCAGCGCCGAGAGACACATGCAGACTGCAATCATTCCTGCTCCTGGACCGGCACGGTGATCGTAGGCTTTTCGTCAGGCTTAGCATCAGACATCTCGGAGCCGAAATAAGCGCCGATCGCCGGACCGCCTACAAGAGATGAGATCGCCAGCGCCGCTAGCGCGAGCTCCTTCGCAGTACCCGGAGCGAGCGCGAATTTCCAGGACTTGATTTGCTCTTCGGATTTAGGAGCTACTGCCGGCAGGTGAACCTCTCGGATCACTTTTTCGAGCTGTATGTTCCGCCTGTCTTCTGACGACTTGATCGCGTCCATAATCGCTTCGTGCCTAGATTCAGACTTCACTTCCAGCGTAGTCAGCCGGATGTCGATCTCATGGATCTTGTCGTTGATAGTCGGATTTGTCGGCATTCCGGGCCTCCTAGCCGCAAATCGTTCGTCAGTAGGCATGCTGGCCTCTGTTAGAGGACCGACGACAAGATCCCATAAAGCTCATCCATCAGTAGCTGGCGCTCTTTATCGTCGAGCTTTCCATCTCTCATGGCCTGAACTGCGGTCTCGACCAGTTCGACGATCTTGGGGAGAATGGCGAACCATTTCGAGAACGAAATATTGCGAGGGGAAAATCTCACGGGCACCTCTCGCAACCAAAGTATCCGCTAAGCGGATACTTTGCCGATCAAATCCCGCTCCGTCAGATGAACCGGAGGACCATACAGGGCAACTGCGCAGTCAAAGACACCGGCGTAGCGGGGTCAGTAAACGTCGGGTAAGTTTGGTTTTCGGTGAATCCCTGGTATCCTGTAGTCGTATCGGTAGATATCCCGAAGTTCCTAACCTGGACTCCATTCAGAACTCGCCATGTCACGTTCCCATCGGTCATACAGGCAGTATAAATAGCCTGTCCTCGAGTCAGGACGAGCCTGTTGGAGCCATCCTTGTACGTCGCGCCTGCTGCGGTCCAGGTGCCTCCTGCGAACGTGAATATATGATTAGTGTTAGCCGTGTTGGTCGAACTAACCGCGCTGCTCCAGAGCAAAGCCGAAGGGTTGCCGTTTGAACCTACGGAGTAAATGGCAGTCTTAGCGTTGTTTCCAACCCCTGACGAAGAGAACATCCCGATAGCATCGTAGGTATGGCCTAGATCGTGCTCCTCGAAGTGCATCCCGAACTTGCACTGATTCCCTGAAATTGCTTGCGTAGTACTCGCAACGGCTGCGTTTCCAGCCATCCAGCAAACGCCTTTCACCGTGTGCGTCGGGGCTGGCGGTGTCAGGTAGCCGAGCAGCGTTAGAATGGAGGATTTGGCGATGTAGCCTGAGACGTCGCTCCCGGAAGCCTGCCAAGTCAGATTGACCGAGCTAGCCGGAGCGGCTGGAGTCGAAGCGTTCAAGTTCGAGGCAGCCCTGACACCTCCCCCGTTGACTGTGACATCGGAGTCCCCTACCCCGTAGGAACTTAGATCTACGTAGCCTGAGACGTTGTTCCCGGAGGCCTGCCAAGTGACTAGCGTTGCGCTCCCTGGCGCAGCAGGAGACGCGCCGAAGTCCGAGGCAGCCCTGACTCCTCCCCCGTTGACTTCGATCGCGCTCAAGTTGAGCAGCGTCACCAGATCTGCCTTCGCTACATAGGCGGAGATCCCTCCGGCTGACTGCCATGTGACATTCAGCGCGCTGGCCGGAGCGGCGGGAGTCGACGCGTTGAAGTTCGCGCTGGCTACAGTTCCTCCGCCGTTGACCGTGACATCGGAATTTCCGGATCCGAAGGTATTCGGGACGCTGGCCGATACCTCGCCAGTGCCGGGATCGTAGTCCCACACTACGTTTACCGATCCGCCAGGGGGCGAAGGGTTGTTGTCACTGAAGTCTCCTGCACTGACGAAGTCACCGTTAACGGTCACTCCGGCAGGCGCCGAGCCTCCGATCGGACGCGGGCGCTGGCGCCTACGTGGCATCAGAATTCCTCGCGTGGTTGAGGCAGCAGGTTCGCTGTAGTCGTTCCAGACTTCGCGCAGATCAACGGGCGGATGCCGATGTTGAGGATCGGGTAGATCGTATTCGCTGGGATCCGGAATCGCGCCGTGGCCGGGACAGCGTCGCCATCGTTTATTGTGTCATCCAGGACAAGATACATGTCATCTGGCGCAGAGATCTCGACGTAATCGATGTCGTCGCCAAATATTAGCCTGGTCATAGCTGTGGTCAGGCTGACCTGGTCTGGCTTGTTTACAATTAGCAGGACTGCGCTCATGGCTCGAGCTCCGACAGGCAAGTGCCGATCAGGATTTGCGGATCGCTGTACGTGACGAGCGCACTGTCTCCGGAGTGGCCAGCTCGCTCCGAGAGCTGGATAGCCACCCGCTCCATACCTGCGGTGTCGACTCGGACGATAGCTCCCCTTCGGCCTACTGCATAAGTCTCGCCGGACCAAGCCCAGCGCTCGACAGGGTCGGAGTCGACGCGTGCCGCGGGCAGCCACCACAGCCGAGCTTCGGCGGTACAGAGATCAGCCACTATGGCTAGCGTGGCAGCAGAGTCTTCGGTGAAAGCTACCGAATAGTCTGCCTCTCCAACTCCCCGGAGCAGGACGGTAGAGCCGGCCGCGCTCGATGCGACTACGATATCGCTGACGTCGACATCCGAATTCAGCGCTGCCACGATCCCGTCGACGATGTCATCCACGTCTGCTGCAGAGCCTGCAGTAGCGTCGTAGTCGACATCAATGCCGTTGATCGTGACCGTATATACACAAGTCAAGTCGGGAACCGGGATCGTGAGTCTCGCAGTTCGGCGATGCGGCTGCTCGCGTAGTGCGACGAACATGAGCGCCCGAACGGCCTTCTCGAGGTACACGCCGCTACCAGCCGCTGATGGCGGAGTCAGCGCTTCGTCTCCGTCCTGAGCCTCCCAGACCGGCGTGCGTCCGGCTTGCAGGATCGCTAATTCCGTGGCTGTAGTGTAGATGTCTGCCATGTTTACAGCCCGTTGAATGGATGAGTTTCAGTGTACACGATCGACGCATTCCAGAACCTGGGAGAATCGTCGAAAGAACTGAATACAAGATGCATTTTGTACATGTAGGTATTCAAGTCTGTAGTCTCGGACAGGCTAGAGTTAGACAGCGAAAAGTCTCCGATTCCGCCACTAATATCGCTAGTCCCGATAATCGTATGAACGTTCGTTGACTTGTTCACCTTGTACATTGATGCGTTGAGCGTCGGTGTGTCTGGCTGCGTCCCGCGAACGGTCCAGCCGGTAATGATTACACCGTGTGGCAGCCTGACGGCGGCTGCCGCCGTGGCCGATCCCGCGTTGCGGTGGATCAGCGCGTAGCCTACGCTGTTCGACGCATCGATCCCGCTCGCATCAACGTCGCTCACGTCAATGGCGCCGAACTGGAAGTCAGGAGGGCCCAGATCGTAAGTTCGATTTATCGGCCCCTTGAACCTGAAGACTTCAGGTTCCACCCGCATGTCGGTATCGTCGGCTACCAGGAACGGATCGTCCGATGGTCCGATCGTTACCTTGTCCTCGTAGAGCCCGCTGTCAGATCCATAGACCTCCAGCATGGAGATCCCAGCGCCCATCGACCCAGCCTTGAGGATCTGCGGACTGCGGACTGCGTCGGCGTCAAGTGCCCCGAACTCTCTGCGGGAGGTTTTCGCCCCCGGAACTCCAGACAATAGCGGAATCAGAATTTCAGCGATAGGAACCGTATCGGCTGGAGCGCTAGGAGCTACCTGGCTTCCTGGGGTATCGGGAGTCCCCTCCACAATTAAGAATTCAGGAATCAGTGCATCGAGTCGAGCGACTACCAGATCAATGCGACTCTGCGCGATAGCGGAGTCAGTAACGGCGAGGTTCGTCGCAGCCGGGACCGTATACATCGCTCCGCCGATCAGTACCCGGCAGCTCGTTACGTCGACGCTCCATCCTACGCCATTGGTGACTACACCCTCTCCAGGATCAGCGCCGCTGACAACCTGCGGTCTAGGCCAGACCAGCTCAGCCCGGTTGTGAAAATAACGCAGACTTACGCCTGCTGCCCAGTGAAGCCAGTTCCACCATTCTCCGACCGGAACGTCGACTCCAGGAACCCACCCGGTGTCTTTCTTCCCGCCGCTTGGTTCCACGACTCCGACGCCTGGGACCTCGCCAGCTGTCTCTCCCCACCTGGGGAGCGGCGTTGTATGATTGCTGTCGGCTTCGTTAGCCACGTGATCTCCCGTCATAGATCAGTCGAGACACAACGGCCGTCCCTGGACTAGATAACCCGGCGATGACCGGGGCATTGGCTTCCCAGTCTAAGGCAAAGTGATCCGGAACGTATTCCATGACTCCAGCATACGTCCCTGTAGGCCTGAAGTCTCTAATCAGCGCTCCAGCATGCGCAGCTTGCGCATCGTCGGTCCAGTCGAGCGATGCTACCTGATAGACGATCCCATCAGCCACGTAATGGCTGGTGACGATCGACGGATCTACAGCTGCATCCAACACTGCCCACATCGCATCTTCGCTAGGTGCCTCGCTGTTTACTCTCACTCGAAGATTAATGAACTTTCGGTATTCTTCCTGATTAGTCAGCCCACCTCTGACCTCTCCTACGACGTCTCCCCATCGTTCGAGATTTACGCCTTCCGATCCAGCAAGGGTAGTAGATCCTACAATCACAGCCCAAGTTGTGTTTTCTGCGAGCTGCGCTCCGGCAGCCAGCGCTCGGACAAAGGCGATCAGTCTAGCCTTGTCCGACTGTTGCCACAGAAGGAGTTCTTGTGCTCTCTTGGCCTGATCTGGCTCATAGATCAGGTTGTGCTCTTCTGGATGCGTGGCCACTAGGTCACCGACCAAGAGCCGGGAACGATCTGCTCAATTGCCGAAACCTGAAGGTTCGGGGATCCGTTCACGTCAGCCACCATCCCGATCACGCCTGGAATCGTAGCGGCCAGCGCCGCGATTCTAAGCTGAAGCAGCGGCTGTCCGATCGTGATTGTCCCGATGTAATCCTCGACCAACGCTCGCAGGACTACGCCAGCATCTGCGATAGAGTAGCCGATGGACATCGTCAAGTTGATTTCAAGGTTCGCTTCGACTTCAACAGCGTAATCCCAGCTGATCGATTTGTTGAACCCGTCCGCTCCGGTCAGCGTTACGACTTCGCTGGTTCCGGCAGATCTCGATGCCACTCCTACGCTGGAGTAGATCAGCTGGGCTAGCTCCGTCTTCTGGCCTGCGGTCAACGTGGCCGGCAGAATGATGATCAGGTAGCTATGCGCTGGTAGCGATATCTCTTCGACGATCTGCGGGTCGTTGTCCGGGTTGTCGATCACCGAGCAGGATTCGATAAAATCCAGATCTAGGATCTTGGCACGCAACGCTCCGATCCCGATACCGCCGGACAGCTGGATCGATTGCTGGCGTCGCACTCGCAGATCGGCATCCGACTCTGCATCGAGCCCAATGCTGGCGTTCCCCGGATTGCCGACCGAATCCCACCCGGTAACAGGCGTCACGATAGCGTCGATCTCTCCAGCCAGGGCTACAGTTCTCCCGGATTCTACAGCGATCCCGATAACCTCTCCTTCGCCAGCTCCGTCTAGCGTCACATCTTCGGAGATCTCCCACCTAGACCTGCCATCCAGGCCTCCGCCTTCGACCAGCTTCCCTTCGGCGATCACAGTGCCGGGATCACCGATCAGCGTGAGGACAGCTTGTGAGCGAGTAGCCTTCTTGCGCGCTACGCCGCTCAATAGAGCGATGTTCGACAGCTGGACGCCCGTAGCCTGGTTGACGCCGAATCCGTCCCATACGGCTTGTAGAGCCTCCGCCTGCTGGTCTAGGAGCTTCGCCATGATCGCGGTGAGTACTCCGAGCACTAGATCGGAATCCCAGTCAACGTCAATCCCAGTGTCTGCGCGATAGCTGTCCCGGATCTCCTCGAGATAATCGGCGAGTCTAGGGACTTGTAATCCTGCATCGGAGAGGCCTAGTTCAAGCGGCATTTAGAACCCCACGAAAACAGGCGACGGTCTGACGATCGGGCCGGATCCGCGTGTGAAGAAGATCTGAAATAGGAACGTGTTCCGAGCCGGATCTGTCGGAGCAGAGATGACGATAGTTGTTACGGAGCCTACGTCAACCAGCACATCCCCCGAAATAGTTAGCCTTCTAGCTGCCGAATCGTGAACTCCATCGAAATTCTTAGTGGCAGATACACCAGGGATCTCGCGGATCTCGGTCTGAACCCTCGACACGATCGCTGCCACGTCTGGCGGTTTCGCCTCGCGCCATTCGATCAGCGGGAGGCCAGTGCCTCCCGGGTCTAAGAACCATTCTCCGACCCCGCGTCGGAGCCGGAGCCGGATCCGTTGCTCGACTAGCTCTATGCCGGTCGTGAAACGAGAAACTTCCGGGAGATCGCCGGTCGCTGGGTCCATGTACACGTCAGACTGAACTGGCACCCTAGCCTCTCCGCATCAGGATATCATCTTGCGATGGCCACAGACTACGTACGTATGGGTAAGTATCGAGACGAAGGCGGCACCTGGCTCCTAGAGCGGTTGGCACAGACCATCCAGCCTAGCGGGCGGATGCCATCGTTCAGGAGACGTAGGCTGGGTGAGACGAAGTGGGAAGAACTCAGGAGCGATGAGTTCTTGAGGCTACTCAATCCGCCAGATGACGAGCCAACGGCTGAAATGAACAAGCCAGAGCCAGGATCAACCTGGGAATCTCCGGCGTTCGGGCCAGGGTCCAGAACGCCATAGTGCTACTCTGCCTTTACTTTGACAGCGGCTACCGTCGACGCTGGAACCATCAGCGGAGCGGGTGGCGACGTGCCAGGCGCGACGTGTGCGTGGACGTTGAACGCTTGGATGATCTTGTTCAGCTCGACCATCACCTTCGCGCTAAGTGCCACGAAATCTGTGGCTGCCACTGATCCGAGCCTGATATCTGCGCCAGCGATCACCATAGCGGTCGCCGAAACGCCAGTAGCCGGGATCGGATCCGCTATCGACCGCAGCCCGGGTATCGCTACAGCGTCCGTAAGATCGAATCGCCTCGTATCGATCGGGATATTCTCGGCTGCGCCCGTGCTTTTCCATTCGTCTAACGACGAGTCTGCAATCACCAGATAGACCGTATCTCCGGGAAGCAACGGCCAAGTAATCGAGAATCCAGAGGAAGACGGGAAAGCGACCGGAACATTCGCGATAGCGGGTAGTGGGAACGGGATCAGCTGATCGCTGTCCGGATGGTGATAACGTCCGGAGACCGTTGGTTTTACAGTGACTAACTGCCTAACCGGATCGTACGCGAGTACCGTAGCCGGGATTGCGGTAGTCATCGAGCCGCGAGTAAACGCGGCTACTTCCGCCAGGAGCGCGCCAAGATCTGGAGTCTCCATCAGGGAACCCCAACAGGCTTAGCCGTGATCTGCATGTAGAACGGAGATTCGAATCCAGAATCACCTAGGAACGTTACCTCCTTACAGATGTACGTGCCGTTGACTCCGGACGATTGTACGACTATCGCCCGTCCGGGTCGCATCGTTGCGTCGATCAGTGCCTTGACTTTGATTCCGGTTTTCGTCGCTTGTGGAGCTCCGATCAGGTTCCCCTGAATCGAAGATAGTAGCGGTGCGACCTCGCTTGTCGCGCTCCCTCGAGGAACGACATAGAGCGCGTTGTCCCGAATGAACCAGTCAGCACCGAACGGAGGAACGGCAGCGGCGAGCCTATCCATGACTTCCGCCGGTCTGCCGATCAGCGCCAGACCGAAGGGTAACGTGGTCGATTCCGGCACCGTGATCTGACCTCTTACCCATTGAGTCTGTGCCAGAATCGTGGCTAGAACCTGGCCGAAGGTTGTGGGGGTCGTGTACGACAGCTGGAAAAAGGTATCGCTGTACGCTCTGCCTCCGTCAGCCGCATCGACTTGAAGGACTCGGTCGGGACCTTCCACGATGATATCGATCCCGTCCTTTACCGGAGGACCCTGGAATATGACTTTCGCTACTGGAGCGTAGCCTACAAGCAGTCGGATCACTGATAGTGGCGCGTTCAGCAGGCCAACCGTAGTCGGAGATACGTTGAAGATTCTGATTGTTGCGGTAGATACTGTCTTAGACGCCTTATGCTCGACTTTGAACCCGACTCTCATGTCAGAACTAAGCCTTGTCCCGGGTCCCCGCTCCGGCCCGATCTCGACAACGACCAGGCGACCGAATAGTCCAGACAGGCTCATTGGAACGAGACCAAAGGCAGGCTCTCGTCCACTAGAGCGGCAGCCTTGGCTTCCAAGAGTTCCGCCTCGTTGAAGTACCAGAGCTCAAGCTCGTTTCTGGCGTAAGGATCCGCTCCGAAGGCAAACAGGACTCCAGGGGGGCCAGTTACGATTAGTCCGGCGTTTGGGCTGGAGTTCGGAGACAGCCTGATGCCTAGCAGCAGCGCTAGACCGTTCTCGTCCATCAGATCGAGATACCAACTCTCGGTTCTTAGCCTGTACACCAGCCGAACTTCGTACTGGACTCCGTCCAGCGCGACGGTGTAGGAATGTGCTGGGATTTCGTGGAAAAATGGAAGCCGTTCTGGCATCAGAACACCGCTCCAGCCAGCCCAATGGCCGAGGAACCGAGATCGAACAGCTTAGATGTTGTAGCTAGTTTAGAGGTCGGCACGCCTGGAGTCGTAGCCTGTTGCCCGAGCGGCTGCTCGGTAGCAGCTCCTACGGCTGCTAGAGGAGCAGGCATTCTCGGCGGGATGGTCACGGAAACTGACATCGCGATCCGCACGTGCTTAAACCTTAGCGCGAAAGTCCTTAACTCTGCGGTGGTCCTGGAGTGGGGAACGGACTCCAGGACCATAGACGAAAACGTTCCCTCGCCGGGAATCACTACCGTGGAGATCTTGCCTAGTGCACGCTCTAGGAACCCCACCGCATCATCGATGGCGAAAGGCTGCGGGATAGCGCTAAGAGGACTAGCTGTTACCGCTACCTCGGCTGTGAACCTGATCGGCAAGATCTGCACGTGGTCCGAGACTTCTGCCCCGAACTCTACCGGGTGGTCCGTCACATGTGCTTCGTTCGAGAAGTCGACACGTAGGAACTTGAACGTTGTCGATTCTCCGGTCTCTAGAATCGTGACGATCATCGGCGCCCACCCTTTACTGCAGGAGCAGCCTTACGGAGTACGGATTCAAGCCCGCGTTCCACGTCGGTAGAAGTGGCCACGCCAGAAAATGCGTTTGTCTGGTTGACGGTAAAGGCGCCAGGCGGAGTCATTCCCTGCTGGGAGCGGGTCATGCTTTCTACCTGACCCTGCATCTGATGAGAGACTACCGACTCAATCTCTCCAGCCTTGACTAGACCATCAAACCCGAGATCGTCTGCCTGACCATTGACCCATTCTGTCCATGGCCGGATCTTGCGTCCGGCGTACTCGTTGAATCCCTTCCAAAGTTCCATCAAAGCCTCGAGCTTACCCAGCAGCGGGTCGAGGACCCTGTCGAGCAGTTCCGTAAGTCCCGGGATCATGCCGTCTACAACCGCGTTCATGAACAGCCGTCCCATAGTGGCAGCGGTCAGGAAGTACTGAGCTACAGCCCATAGGAGATCTCGGAGATCGCCATAGACCGGCAGGATCTCCTCTAGAGAATTCATGAGCGTCCCGACGACGGACTTTCCTCCCTGGAAGTGCACGTAGATGTCTTCGAGGACCAGGTACAGCTGTGCCAACGCTAGCGCAGCAGCGGCAACCGCGATCGTCACGGGCCAGAATGCTGCTGCAGACGTAATTCCAGCTGTTGCCGCTGCTGCGCTTATCAGGCTGAACGCGACCCTGATGCCTCCTAAAATCTCCAGAATGCGACTTATGTTGGCGATCAGCGTCAGAAGTCCAGCGCCCGTAGCCAAGCCCATCAGGACGTTATCAAGTCCGCCAACTGTGTTGATGACTGCCAGGACTCCCTTGATTGACTCGCCTAGTATCTTTACGCCTTTTTCCATCTTCTGCGACAGCCATTCTCGGTTGACCTTTACCCATTCGACCATCAGCTTAAGATACTTGGTCACAACTGGCGCCAGCGCTGCCCCAATCTCGTTACGCAGCGATCTTAGAGTCGTTGTAAATCTGCGCCATTGAACACCGGCAGCTGTTGCGACCGATATTTGCTGGTCGCTCATGACGATCCCAAGCTCTACAGCTTCGTCCTTGAGCTCCCGGAAGGCGTTAGCTCCGCCTAGAAGCGCCGGGCCAAGCTTCCTCGAGGCCTCCTCTCCCAGGACTTGGCTCATCGCAGCAAGAGCAGCTGCCTTATCGGTAGTGTTTGAGATCCGCTCGGCCAACAAATCCATCAGCTCGGACGGATTCTTCCCCTTGAGCTCGTCCACTTGGACGCCGAGCGATGCAAAGACCTTGACCATGTCTCCAGATCCCTGGATAGCTCGCTGACTGGCTCCGTTGATTTGGAGCAGCGTATCCGCGAGGTCGCTATGATTCGCGCCGAGCGCTTCGAACAAGTAAAGTGTCTTCTGGTACTCCTCTCGCGTGAGATTGACTCCGCGAGCAGCGCGCTCGATTGCAAGCGCGTGCTGGCCCGTGGAGACTGCGAGGCCCCCTACCGCAGCGATGCTAGCCGTTATGCCGGCGGCGAGGCTGGCGCCCAGTCGTAGCGCAAAGGAGGATGCATCCTCCATGCCCCGCTTGATCCGGTCGATCTGGTGGTCGAAATCTTTGAGCGTGGACTTGGTCCCTGGCTTGACCGCGACTCCGAGCCCGACAAGCAGGTCTCGGATCAGGACCGCGCCATCACCAGCCATTGCCTGCCTCCCTAGCTCGCTCCCTCTCTGCGTCGAGAATGTCGAGCATCACATGAGCGGCGATGAAATCGCAGAATGCCCAACTACATCGAACGGATGTAGGGCTGCTCCTGTAGGCTTCGCTCATTGCCACGCGGTGAACCATGACGTTAACCTCGTAGCGCTTAGCATCGCGTCTCAGGCGACGGACCCCTGACTCTGGAGGGCTTTCGTCGGAACTCCGAAGGAGGAGCTCTGCGAGATAGACGGCACCGGAAAAAAACGGTTGATCGTACATACCTTCCAAACGGCTTGCAGAAGCTCCCCGTAGTTGGCCTGGTAAGCGATATCGAAGTGCGACACTAGAGGCTTCCCGTCCCGGAACGCCTTGGCCAGGACTCGACGGGTAAGTTCTGGAGCCTTTCCTGTACCCAGCGCGCGGCTAAGCTCTGCCCCGAGCTTTTCCAGGTCGAGATCAGCGACCAGCTTCCCTAGCGCGGACAGGTCGCCGGAGCTCCGCTCCAGATCTGCGCCGCCAACAGCCTTCAGGATACTCCTAAGCATCTCCTCTGATTGCAGGGCAGCGCCAGCAAGGCCAAGCACCGTAGGCGCTCCGAGGCCTAGCAGGGAGTACATGATCTCCATACCCTCTCCGGCAGGATGCTCCGTTACGACGTAGCTGTGGAGCTGTCCGTCTGCCCCGCTGACCTGGAATTGATGGACTCCGGTATGTTCCACTTACCCTCCGACTAAATGATATTCGCCAAAGCAGGCGTAACCTTCGGGTTGGGAAGGTGAAGCTTGAACTGGACTTCGCCGATCAGTTTGTTCTTAGACGGCGCTGGTCGGCTGATGAAGACGCAATCGAAGCTTGTGATCGACTCGCCAGTCGAAGGGTCGATCATGGCGAACCCTAGCGGAATGATCACAGGCGGATGGATGCCCAGGTTGTCGCCATGCTGCGCCTCCAGAAAAAACGCAAGGAACAGGTAAGCGCTGGACTTCTGACTGATAGTCAGCGTGACCATCAAGCCGCGGTCGTTGTTCCTCGAGTAGATATACTGACCGTCCGCGGTCACGGTCGGAGTAACAATATCTGAGTTCCATTCGAACCCGATAGCGTCGGTCTCGCCGAAGCCCTCCACTCTGGAGGGCCCAACGATGAGCACCACGTTCTTCAGATCGTAGGTCTTAGCCATGGCTATTTACTCCGCCTGAAGAGGATCGGGCTGAAGGTAGACGTTGAACACGAACAGGCGCGCGTCTGCTGCGATCTGCGCTTCGGCCTTGAAGCGCAGGCGTCTGTTGGAAATGTCATCGGCGCTGATCGTCTCGGCGGTAGCCCGGGTCTGACCCTTGACGAAGTGTCCGGCTTCTTCACCCTGCTGCAGTCTCCCGGCGAGGATGGTCATGATCTTAGCTTGACCGGTAGCATCGACGATGATCTTCTCGCCGCGGGCGGTGTGCTGCAGCTTGAGGTAGGCCACATCTTCGGCGATTCTGGCTGCGAGCCAATCTCCGCTAAGGATCTCGTAAATCGCCCGTCCATTCATATTTTGGCCAGGGCTGACATAGACCGCAGCGCTCGAGAACGGCAGGCCGATATTCGCGCTGTTCGTATTCATCACGAAGTCACGCTGTGCCGTGGTCGGCAACGTGTCCTGCGCGTCTACCTGACGGATCTGGCCTTCCCATCCGGCAGATCGCTCGTCGGGATTGAACACGAGCCTCGAGACGAGCCAGGCGAGATCGGCGGGGTCCTCATCGTCGTGGACGATCACAGCCGTACGCTCATTTTCCTCCAGGTCGGTAAGTGATGCGTCGAGCGTGCCAGTAAGCCACGAAGCGTGTTGGCTCTGCGCGACGTAGATCTTCTTTCGAGTCTCGATTGCAGCGCTCATCGCCACAATCGAAGCAGCGACACGGCTGTAGAATGCGACTCCGTACCAGTCTGCGTCCACAGCCTCGATCGCTGCCAGCATGGTAGTCACAGACTCGGCCGCTCCGCTGTCATGGTAGGCGACCTTGACCTTACTCGGAGTAGGCTGTTGCGAGAACGCGGTCTGTAGAGCAGCCAGCGTATCGGCGCTGATAGTGCCAGCGATCTCCGCTGCTTCGGCTTCGGCCGAATTCGCGAACGAGACGATCCGATCTCCGCCGAGCGTGTTCCCGTCATCCTGATCGACGATGAACAGCGCCGTCCCAAACCCTGCGCGTGTCGGAGGTAGCGGGGCGAGGAAGATGTTTACTGTGATCGTATTGCTGTGATCCGCGCTCATTTCGACCTCACCGTCAGCTCAGGTCAATTACTTCGGTCACAACTCGATCGACGTAATCGTCTTCGTGCTCTACAAGCTCAAGCTCTGCCAGCTCTTCAACGTCCGTTTCGCTTGAATCGCGCTGATAGTCTACCCCGAAATCACGTTGGAAGCGCACTTGGGTGCTCTCATCCAGAATTCCGCTAAGGTTATTCATCCCGCTGACCGGTCTAACTGCGAGACCAGACTCATTCAGAGATGCCACGACGCTGGGAGATCGGAGCATAAATACAGCTCTCTCCATCCACTCGTCTGCTCCGATCCCGTAGCCGTTGACAGAAACGGTCGAAGTCCTCTGTCCCCTGCCTCGCCATAGCGGAGGATCGCTGTCATCGATCAAGCTCTCGTCTTCGTGCACTTGTACATCGTACACGAAGACCCGTACCGTAAGGTACGGCAGCGCTGGACGCGGCGCGTCCTGGTTAGCATAGATCACCGAGCTGTCGGGACTCGGGATCCCTCCATTGGCGCCGGCCAGGACGAGCCATGCCCGGATGCCATCTTCGATGGACGAACGGACACTCAAAGCTCGTCCTCCGATACAGGTTCGCATGTCTCCGCGACGCGTACCACATAAACGCGCTCGTGCGATATGAGCGGATGCAGCGCGTCGACGTGGATGACGGTAAATATTTTCGACCCGATTTGAACGCGATCAGCTTGATCTCCAGAATGTTGGTCGTCAACGCGGAACGTTCCAAGATCGCAGTACATTTTACGACCGTCCCGATGCCTGGCTCCTTCAGGCAGGAGCTGACGGTCCTTCTCCGGAAGCGGCTGAACCGATGCCATTACCTCGGTCTCTCCAGGGATCGCGTCAAACGAAGCTCGGCCACTAGTATAGGCCGGTGCCTCATACCGCAAGCGAATTACCGTTTGAGCTCCGAGGTACGGCATCAGCCTTTCCTGGCCTTTGGCTGGCGGGTTCTCTTAGCGCGGTCAGGCCAGATCTTCTCTAGCAGAGCAGCGACGTCTATACCTAGTTTCAAGATTTGCAGTCCGTCGACAAGCCTGGGAGGAACGAACCTCTGTGGAGCTCTCCCTACCCACTTCTCACGGGTTCGGACTCTCCCGAGATTCGAAACGGAATGCATTCCGTCGCCTGCATCTCGCCAGTCTTCGCCGATCGTCATGTGACCAATACCTTATAGTCGATCGCAGTGTGTAGACCGCCGGTATCGATCAGCGGGATGTCGGAGCCTTTAGCATCGATGGTTGACTGCGCGTTCGGCGGAGGAATGCGCCGAGAGATCTTGCGCTGGACGTCGAAGACAATCCTATGCCCAAGCCGCTTGAATCCATTGAGCGTCTTCGCGCCGAACAGCGCTTTTTGCGTAGCTGCCTGGAGCAGGGTCGCGTACTTGGAGCGATTCTCGTCGAGTGTAGAGCGCAGGAACGAACGTTCCGGAACTTTGGAAGTCCCGAACTCGTGCCACACTGCGAGCTTCGCAACGTCGGGTCTGCCAGGTTTACCGCCATCCTCATGGACTCCTACCTGGACTTGGATGCCGATCCCCGAACGCATCGTCCGGAAGAAATCGCGGTAGCCGAAGTCGCGATCCCTTACAGCCATGGCCAAGCCAGGATCGAGGTCGGAGCTGCAGCCACTCGGCTGTTGCGCAGATCGAGATAAGCCTGACCGTAAGCTGTAGCTGCTAGAGCAGAGTCGGCAGCGCTGTAGGCTGCCGAACTAGACGAAGACGGAGACGAATACGTGCGCTGCAAATCTCCGTCTCGCTGTGATGTGAGCGCTCCAACGGCTCCGCCACCTCCAGCGCCAGAGCCTGGAGAAGGGCTACGGTCGATCGTGTGCGCTGCCCAGAAGACCATAGCCTCCGGGTATACGGAGCCCCACAGCGCCGCTGTATGCCTGCGAGCCGCGATGGCTAGCCACGCTTCTACCGTGGCGTCATCCACCGCCGAATGGGCTGGGATCAGGACGCGGTATAGGTCGAGGCTGGCGCTCATCAGGCTGCCTGCAACAGCTCGCGACCGCGCAGGACCCGGAGCGTTCCAGAGTCGATCTGGAACATCAGAGCCTGTCGAACGCCAGGCGTCATGTCAGCCAGGTCTTCGAGCGTTAGACGAACGATAGGATCGGGCTGGAGCTTATGGTCTCGCTCGCCAGGGCTGTACGGCACCCGGTCAGCGGAATCGCCGATGACGATCCTGCGGACAACCTTGGGTCGTTTGTCCTTCCCTTCGAGGCGGATGATCGGGAAGATCATGACGTCTCGACCGGTGTTCTCGAGTTCGAGAATGCTCTCTGCCATTTCCCCTCCGGAAGCCAAATCAGACACTCACGAACGCGAGAACGTTAGCACCGACGTCTGGCATGACCATACCGCCGGTAGCAGCGAACATCACGTGGAGCGTGTCAAATGGTCCGTTCTGAACCAGCGGAAGCCAAGTAGGCTCCTGAACCACCACGCGACGAGTAGCGGAGAGATCATCCCGATAGGAGAGGATCCCATGGTATCCGGCAGGAGCGCCGGATCTGGTCATCTCGTCGGAGTCAGCCTCGAGCTCGTGAACGGCTTCGATCACTTTGATCCCGTTCGGCTTGCCTACTTGGCCGCGGATGAAGTACTCCGCGATCGACGTATCGGTACCAGACGCGAACTGCGTCTGGTACAGGTACTGATGGATCGTCTCGGAGACAGCGATCCGATTCGGATAGAAGACCTGCTTAGACAGGATGCGAGGTGTTCCGACCATGTCGGACAGCGAAGCTACAACGGCTGCACCGGTCGCGGTCCCGTCGAACAGGGTCGGGATAACCATCTTGGACATGTGCGGGTAGTTGAGGACTCCCTTGAGTCCAGTGCCGACATCCCCTCCCCAGTAGAGCCGGTTCAACCGCTCCTGAACCAGGCGCCTTGCTGCCATGCTTTCGGCCTGAAACGTCCGGAGTCCAGCGTAGTTGACAGAGAGCGCTTGGAAGAAGTTAGTGCTGACTGCGCAGACGACATAGACAACTGGGAACCGCTCTTCGACCTTTCCCGCGCCCGCGAGCGGGACAGAAGATCCACCGCGGTGGATCTGCGCCTCGCCAGAAGTCACCCACCGCTGCATCACGTGGGAGGTAGCTCCGAGTGGGACCGATGCGTCTGCGCGAAACAACCGCTCTGCGTTGAGGGCAGGGAGAGCCTCGTCCAGGACTTCAGACCGAACATACTCCAGATCTCGGATTACAATCCCAGATCCGGATGGCAGTGCATCCGCGCGCCGAGCATCGTCCAGCATCTCGGGCGGAGGCGACCACCCGCGAGAGCCGAGCGCCTGAAGCGCATCGGCGTCAACGCTGCGTGCATATGCATCGATCGCATCCTCATGACGGATCGGGCCATGCGAATCCATGCGCTGGTTGTGGCGCCAGAGCAGCGCATTGGCCACAGCCGACTCGATGCGAGCGGAGTCAAGCGAGATCGAACCTACGTTGTGGATCACGTTCTACCCCTCACATCGACAAGCGGACAGCGGCGATCGAATCACCGGCCGCGAGTCCATCACGTTCCCAGACCGCCACGCGCCGCGAAAGTGCAACGCGCGTGCTAGAAGCAGCAGCGTAGAGCTTGCCGTTATCGGCAGAGACACCCATCTCGACGAAAACGGTCCCGCCATGAACAACCGTCTCATCGCATTCGACCCAAACCTTCCCCTTGCTGGCCACGAGTACGCCAGCGTTTCCAGCGTACTCGCCTTCGCCAGTCGATGAAGCAGGGTCGGTATGACTGTAGAGCGACACACCGCAAATCGAGCGGCCAATGCTGGTTGCGAACGATGGCCCGGTGGTAGCAGCCACCGAGGTTGCAGGGAGGGTTGCGCCCTCATGTCCAGCGAAGACCTCAACCTCGAACTCAAGTCCGAGGACTTCGGCCGTGAACACGATCCCGGTAGCGGTCGCGTTGTCAGCAGCGGCCAGGACCGAGTTCGTTGGGAGGTCTGCGTTCAGGAGGACGACCAGTGCGTCGACCGTAGTGTCTCGGTTGACGGCGGACGCTTCGGAGACATCGGCGATAATGGTCCGTTCGGATCCGCTGACCTCGTACACCTTGATACGGATCACGGCGTCTTCAACGTAGGCAATCGTCGCTGTAGCGACTTGTGCGGTGAAGACAGTGCTAGCTGCCAAGGCCACCAGCTTCTCGCTCTCTCCGGTGTTGAACCCGGTCATCATGACCGCTCGGCCGAACGGGATCGGGTCCGCAGCGTCCGCGGCAGTCACGGCAGTATCTGCCGAAAGCACGGTATCAGGGTCGGACGCAATCGACAGTGTGAACGCCAATCCTGGCACAACACCGGTCAGCGTCAGAGTGGCGGTGTCGAACGATGCAGCCACCTGCCCTCGCACCAGCGGCTCCGCGTTGATCGCCGCTGCAAGCGCAGCTCCGATCTGCGCCAGGGAGAGTCCGGTGCCGGTGTTGATCGTGACATCGATACCGTTGATCGTGATGATCACGTCATCGTCATCACCCTGATCTGTCAGGGTGACCGTCGAAACCTGAACAGCCTGCGGAGACTGATTCAGGCCGGTGAAATACTCTTCGGTGAATCCGCGCTCGACCCACTGGCCAGGCTTGCCTTGCCGCGAACGGGAGCGCACATCAGATACGCCCTGACTGATGGTCACTTGTCACCCCTTGCGGCATTGAAGGCCGAATCAGCGTTCATTCTAGACATCTGCGTCGGAGACTTCCGACGCTCAAGCTTGTCCGCAGTTGCGGCAGCAGAGCCGGAGGGTCCCGGCGCCGCAACTGCGGTCCAAGCGCTACGACCAGCGGACAAAGCGTCCGCGCGATCCTGCTCTGCAGTCTGGATCTTCGCGCTAGCTGACCCAGCGAGATCTACCAATGCGTCGACGTAAGCGTCGACCGCATCTGCCTTGAGCGCAGATCCCAGGTGTTTCTCTGCGATTTGCCGCTTGATCGCCTTAGCGTCAGCGTTGGCAGCGACCGTGAGTCCAAGCTTTGCTGCGAGTTCGGATAGAGCGGTCTTCGCTGCAGCGTCGGCGCGCGACTGCTCCGCAGCCTTCAGTTCACCGAGCTTAGCTTCGGCAGCGTCGGCGCGTGACTTCTCTGCATCGGCGCGCGCCGACTCCTTCATGAGCTCTTTCGAGGCATCGGTTCGTGCCTGGTCTGCCGAATCCGTTCGCTCGCGGAGCTTACGTTCGATTGCGTCGATCGCAGCATCGTCGCTGTCGATCCGCTGACCGGTATGCCCGATCGCTGCGAGAAGCCCGATGAATCGAGAGTTCACAATGGCTCCCCTTTCTGTTGATGTCTTCCCAGTTCTTACACCGCCTATCACATCCGACGCATATCCGTCAGCACGAAAACGAACCTCTCTGCCTGCTCGCGCAGAGTCAGTTAGAGCAAGATGATTATATCGGCGACTAACCTGAACAGAATCGTACGGACCATGAATGGGATGGACGCCAGGAGTGGAGTCGATCAGCGCATGATACCCTGGGCTTAGCTCCCGTAGCCCAGACTGGATGGCGCGGATCGCATCCCTGCGTCTGACGGCGAGACGAACCCGAACGAACCCGCCATCCTCGACCATCACTTCCCCGTCGGTGTCTCCGACGGAGAGTTCTGCGACCGTGTCAGGAGTCACCCATTCGGGGTATTTCGACAGGTCTGGATGCTCTAGGGTAATTGGGCAACGAGCTAGCCCGTGTGCGGAGTCCTCGAGACATTCGGCCGTCACGAGCTCGCGGATGGCCCCGCGAGCTGTCCTATATTCCAGGATCCCCTCTTTAGCGGCGAAGCCCTCGAGCAGAAGCGTTCCGTCCGCACGTTCGACGGGAGCCATCAGCTCCCCGCGATCGTGACGGGTCTCCCATGTTCTGGACGCGAGGTCTGCCATGTGGGATATTCACACATAATCGCAGCGGAGTCCATAATGTCACTGTTAGATCGCCTTCTCCGTTGGCCAAGGCTCTCTGACGAACTGCAACCTAGGCATTCCTTCGCTTCGCAGATCGGACAACGGGTAGACTCGGTGATCAACGGGTTTACAGGCCTCGGATCTGGCGGAGACAAGGGATCGGTCGCCAGACCCAATACCTACGTGATGCAGCTCACGGATGAAGAGCTCCGATCGCTGCACGCGAACAATGGTCTGGCTAGACGGATCGTCGAGATCCTCCCGTCTCGCGCGTGTAGGAGAGGATGGCTCGTTCCAGAGATGGCCGAGGAGGAGCGCAGGCTCCGGATTTGGGCAAAGGTATCTGAAGCCTTGACCTGGGCTAGGCTTTATGGTGGCTCTGCGCTACTGATGGTGACCGAGGACTTCGTTCCCCGGTCGCTTCGTGCCGATCCGATGCGATACCTGTCTACTCCGCTCGACATGTCTCGGATCGGGTCGCTCAAAGCTGTCCAGGTATTCGATAGCTTTGAGGCCTATCCTACGGAATACAATAAGGACATTACGTCCCCGTATTACCGATCCCCTTCTATGTGGTCTATCTCGGCTGACGGATTGACCGCCTTCGTCCACGGATCTAGGATCATCCACTTCCGCGGGGCGAGGCGACCGCCATCCGAGCAGCGGGGAGGCGGATGGTATCGAGCTGGCCGGATGCCGGATGATTCGTGCCTCCAGTCGGTATGGGACGAGCTCCGCCGGCTGACGGAGACGATGCAAGGCGGGGCGGTCCTGGCGCAGGAGCTCCGAGAGAGTGTGCTAAAGATCGGCGAACTTCCTTCGATCTCGACCGGAGACCAGGCTGCCAAGCTAGACATGCGGATCAGGACTATGCAGCGAACCAAGAGCATGCTGAACATGATCATGATCGGGCCCAACGACTCCTACGAGACGAAGTCGAATCCTGTAGGAGGATTCGACCAGCTGTCGAAGGAGGCCAAGTCCATGCTTTCGGCAGTTACCGGGATCCCCGAAGTGATCCTGTTCGGCGACACACCGTCGGGACTCAATAGCGACGGGAAGTCGAGCTGGGAAGGATTCTATCAGCTGATCTCCGACTACGAGGAATCCAACAGGGAGCCGCTAGAGCAGCTATACCAGGTGATTTACGCTGCCAAGGACGGTCCTACCGGCGGGAGGATCCCGGAAGAGTGGAGCCTTGACTTCCATCCGCTGAACGAGCCTTCTGAAGGTGAGATCGCATCATTGCGCAAGCTAGTCGCCGAAACGGATGCGATCTACCTGGATCGGTCTGTATACTCGCCAGCGGAGGTAGCCGAGTCCCGGTTCGGGCGGGACGGATGGGTCATGAATATGATGGAAGTCGAACCTCTAGACCCTGCGGAAGAAGACCGGATCGCCGAAGAGGTAGCCTCTGGCGTAGCGGCCGAGATTGCGTCGGCATCGATTTCTCTTGATGCCCAAGATCCGATCAGCGAGAGCAACAGAGAACTGGCCTCCAAGTGAGGTACCCGATCAGACTCGAGCGGCAACTTCGATCGTTGCTCAAGGCTCGCCAACGTAGGATCCGTGCGCGCGTTCTGGCCGAGCTGCGGGTGGAATACAAACGGGTGGACTCCGTTCCGTCGGTGCTAGCCGCTGCTTGGAATCGATGGATCGCGCCGATCGCCTTCCGGATTAGAGCTGCGCTTGGAATGGAGCCTGTAGACTTGCGCGCGATCGCTCGCGCGATCGACGCGAACGTTTCGCGACAGGTAGCCAGGGGCCTGGCGGAGGCCCCGATCAAGAGCATGCCAGGGGTAGTCTCCACTAGGACCGTCGACCGCGCACTGGTGCCACTTGAATCGGTGCTGCGAGAATGGGGAAAGGTAACGTCCGCCAAGGTCAGACTGTTCGAAGAACTGGCCATAGACGCTGCCGTGGCATCGGGGTCGATAGAAGGCGCCACGGCATCGCTAGACGCGTCAGCGGCTAGAGTGTCTGCTCTAGCCAGGGATTCTACATCTAAGCTCGTATCGAGCGTTGTACGCGAGCGGTCTGCCAACGCCGGAGTCTCCGGGTACCGTTGGATCTCCATGCGAGATGAGAGGGTGCGCCCCGTCCATCGTAGGCTGGACGGAACCGTGAGACGATGGGATGACCCACATCCCACTGAAGTTCACCCAGGCTACGCATACGGATGCCGTTGCGTAGCCGCTCCTATTAGGCTGACATGACGCTCGCGTACCTCCTGATCGCAAGAGCGTTCGGCTGGAACGCGCTAGTCCTGGGAGACAGCAACGCGCGGTGCCGGTGCCTGCCTTGGGCTGCCTCTAGCCTTCCCGCCAGAAGCGCTCATCCAGACCGCGGTGAGTCCACAGACTCGACACTTTACTTGAATCTGTCCTAGTGACAGTCGACGCTCCGCGTCAGCTCTCGCAGGCGCGGATCCCCTTGGCACCCTCGTATGGAGCCGGAGGTCAGGGCAATACTCTAGAGTCACCTAGATAGCCTTCAGAACTGACTTGATTCGATTCAGTTCGGATTCCAAGGATAGAATCCTCGCATCGACGTCGCCCGATGTTCGAGCCGGACGGGCATCGATCTGATGCTTCAGTTCGGCGTTTTCGAGCGCGAGTTCGTCGCGCTCGAACTTGAACGATCTCATCCCTTGGATCTCATCGGCCAGCAGGTCGACCTGCGCTTCGGCGACCAGGCGCCGACTATGTTCCTCGTTCGCTCGTTGCATTTCAGCCCTCAAGATCTTGAGTGTATTAGATTCAGGCTTAGGCTCTTCATTGCTCATTCTTTCCTCCCGAGAACAGTTCCCAAGTCTTCGGAAACTCTTTCGATAGGATATCAGCGACCGCTTCGGCGTACTGCCGGATCTCCCATTGGGCAGCAGGATCAGCCCTCAACGTCAGGAATGCGAGCCAGTTACGCAGGTTGGACGAGCTGCGCATACGACTGTAGTGCCCAACTGGCATGATCGTTCTAGCGAGTTCCTTTGGAACTCCCGCTGCCATTCCCTGGCGGTATAGCTCTTCACAGCTCTCGTACTGCTCACGCAGCAGGGTCTGGAATGCTTCTGCTTCTTCCGAGGTCAGGGTCCCAGAGCCTTTCAGCTTCCCTGCCTGCTTGTTCGAATCGCTGGCCTTGGTCATGAGCCGTTCGACGGAAGGCAAGTAATACAAGTCAGGAGGCGGACTATATCGGGCGCTCATCTCTGCGTAGCTCTGTGTCCTATGGCGGTGCCATTCGCGGAAAACGAAGATAGGCGCCTGGATCTCGAGCACTGCGCCAGCAAATTCGAACGGGCCAGCGTGTTGCGGTCGGCTGTTGAACAGATGGCGGATCAGCTTCCCGTCTTCGTCCCAGCCGCGGAACGAGCCTTGTGTGCTCTGCCTTGCCGCCTCTACGATGCCAGCTTCTGGCACGTCTGCGTCACCATGGCCCCATGTCTCGATCAGCCGTACATACCCGTGGTCTAGGACACTAATCACAGTTCGCCTCCTATCAGATCATAGATGGACAATCCGGCCTGCTGACATCGAGTCGACACCCGGCGGAGGTTGATGGGCTTGATCTGCTTTAGCAGCCACTTAGGGTCCATTGCCCCGTCCCAACAGTGCTCCTGGTAGTGTGCCGCTGCGCCGGGCCACGTGACCCGGAGCTGAAGAAGGATCCCTAGCGCACTGGCTTCTACCTCTTTGACTCTGCTGGTCATGGGGTGGTATGCAGGTGGTGTTGTACGGTCCGGAGGGGACCCTCCGCCGAAGCCGACCAGGCCTTGGCAATCATCCTCGGCCAGCAGCCAGTGCGCGAGCTCGTGCCATAGATCCCGCGCCTTCTGGCTACGTGATCCGGTAGGAGTCTTACGCCTGCCATGCAGTACAGATCCGTCCCATCCTACGCTGCTGCGGTCCCAGGCTCCTGTCGGCTTCCATTGCATGCCTACTGCGCGCGCAATTCGGCCGATGGCCTGAAACTCTTTGTTTCGTGGCATCCTACCCCTCCGACATTGTAACAGTAACACATAGTACCGGGCCCAGGGTAGCGAAATCGCTGGCTACTCCATACCGAGCGTATCTAGCCATTGATTCGTAGCGGCCGTTACTCCACCGTCGTCTAGGACCGACCGGCGCTGGTGCCACCATAGGAACAGTTGTGACATGGCATCGACTCTGTCCTTCGCCGCTCCGGCGGGAAAGGATACGAGCTCTTCGACGTACTCCAGTACCCAGCTTTCATCCGGCAGATGGCAGGCTCCTGCCATCCATACCGGAGTCGACAGGTTCGCGCGCGAGACTTTGTCACCGTACTTGTCCGGGACGAAGCCGACGACGTTGGGTAGTTCGGTGCGCAGATCTGCGATGAGAGCAGCACCGTTGGCTTTCTCCTCGATCAGGATTGCATTCGGACGGTACATCCTGTTCACGTCCCGCAATGACTGCCTAAGGCTCGGGTAGTCCATCCTGGCATGCACTTCCCCCAATAGGTAATACGAGCTCCAGTCGTACCTTCCCCAGGCTTGGATGGAGTTGTAGGCAGAGCCGGCGGTCCCCTTGAAGGTGGCGTCTACCGTCACGACTACCTCGGTGTACGGTCTAGGCGGTCGCTGCGGATCCCAATGGTACCGCTGGCACATCCAGGAGCGCAGGAACAGACCGCCAGCTGCGGGAGTCGGTCGCTGCTGATACAATGCTGCGAACACCTGTGGGGACAGGACTCGTTGCGTTCGCTGCAGCGATGCCAGGGAGTAGCGCTCCGGGTGGAGGGCTTCACCGAGCAGCCGGTATGGCTCGTCAGCCTCTGCGATTGCAGGGTACCGCAGAACGGTCCACTGCTCCTCACCCCGCGCCAGCTGACGGAGCATACGGCCGGATGGGTCATCCTCGTGCCAGCGCGTGGCCATGGCCAGGATCCCACCGCCTGGCGCCAGGCGAGTGTAGGCGGTCGAATGGTACCAATTCCATCTAGACTCTCGTATGACCGCCGAGGAGGCCTCCTCGTAGTTCTTCAGCAGATCGTCCAGGATCAGGATGTTGCATCCTCGTCCGGTCAGCGGACCGCCAGCGCCTACCGCGAAGTAGGAGCCTCCACCCTTGATCCGCCAGTGCTCTACCCCGTCTCTGTCTCCTGGCGCGAGATGTGGCCATGACTCGATCAGCCGGTCTCTGATGGCTCGCGCGTCGCGCGACATGTCGTTCGCGAGATCCTGGCCATAGCTAGCGACGACGATCTCATGGGTGGGGTTCCGGCCGAGGTGCCATACAGGTAGATTCCTAGATACCGCCTCGCTCTTGCCGTGTCTCGGCGGGGCCGCAATCAGCAGTCGAGGCGATAGCCCGTCCGTGACGGCTCTCGAGAACTTCTCGAGCGAGTTCGAGAGCTCGCGGTGGAACCACCCTACTTGGTAGGATCGATGCGTTAGCCGGATCTGCTCCAGGAGGTGCCGCTTCGCGATGTCCTTGGACGGCGGGCCGAAGCAGAGCGACTCTGCCGCTGCGCGCCAGTCGAGCTCATCTTGAGCTCGTTTCCAGTCGAGCGGGGTCATGGCTTGGGTGGCTGCGCCACCAGGAGCTCCTGGACTCCGGAGGACTGTTCGACCAGCGCCAGCGCTGGCGCCGTCTGGCCGGACTGGATGGCTGCCAGGCTGGCCTCACAGAGGCCAGGGATTGTCTTCACGCGGCTACTCCGGGTCGTCTTCGTCTTCGAGTTCTGCCTCGTCCAGGACGAGCGGGGTCCGAGCGGCGCCGATCGCCGCTCGGATCTGCTCCGAGCTTAGGACCGCGAGCTGCTCGTCCGAGAAGAGAGGTCTAAGCTGGACATCAGCGCTAAGCTGGACCCTTATGGGTTCCTCTTGGGTCCCGGTCTGGGCCCTGCCGAAGTCGGCAGGGTACCCCTTCTCGAGCAGCCAGGCGCTCGCCTGGAGGCGGACGCGATCGTCCGCAGCGTCGCTAGATAGCCTCTGGATCCGATCTAGGACGCGCAGAGCGTAGTCGTTCTCCTCTAGTGCCACGGCTCGCGCCAGCGGGCCGTACTGGCCTGACGGGTCACTCTCACCGGCCGCGAGCCAGGCACGCATGACCAGGGATGAGACCCCGGACTCCGGACCGAGTCGCCTCCTGGGCAGACCCTTGCGGATGGCCAGCCGCGCCCGGTCGACCACCGCGGGATCGTACCCGGCGCCCCGGGTCACTCCGGGTCGACCGGGCGCCGCGAGCCATCAGAGGGATCCCGGATGAACATCCGCTCGCGGCGCGCCGTGGCCAGGCGCCTGGCGACGGTCCAGCATTCATACGCACACACTGACAGGACTGGGCGACCGCAAGAATCGAGGATCGTCATCATGGTTGGACTCCTTACTCAGCTTATCGGCACCTGGCTGCC